TTCTCAGTTGTAGTAGGCATTAGTTTTTTTCATAATCAAACACCTCATCGGTCTTGGCTTTGTTGTTAATCATTCTGCGGTGAAGATTCCAGCCATCTCTACGACCACGCCAGTAGTGCAGCTGTGCCGCATTTTCTTTAACATGTTGTATGTACCAACCGATAACACCTGCAATTAACAGTGCATAACACACTGCGTAAAATACATCTACAGTTACCATATAGCCCTATCTATGCCTACATATTTTGTGGCATGGCAACAGTGTTGCACTTGTGTATGACTTTGTAGATTATTTGGGGCGTAGTTTGTATAACGATTAGGTAACGATGTTACCCGTAATACCGCCCTAGAGCTGTAAATGAGCCATCCTTGTCAATAGGCACTAACGTGGGCGTTAGCGTCTTTCCTACGGCTTCTAGTATAGCAAAGCCCATCTGCCAATTAGCGCTTCCATAGCGGATATAAGAGGCTTTTTTTCTATCCATGAGATTACCTACCTCAACACCATACAAGGGCCTGTAATGGCTTCCTATGGCCTCTGTATAAGCACTCATGCCCAGTCTATGGCTGTGGCCTGCTATTACTGACCTGCCCCACTTCTTAGCCAGGTTGAGGGCTGTAATACCTGCATGCTGGCTCATGTTGCCTTCATCCCCATGTGCGAGTACCCAGCCAGGGTGAAACTCATAGGCTGTCTTGTAGTAGTCGATGCCCATAGATGCAAAGTCCATGAATTTAGGGTATTGCAGTTCTGGCAAACCGATTAAGCCCGGTGCTTTTAATAAAGTGCTATAAAGGCGATCAGTATGATTACTGCGGATAACACTAGCCTTTGCACTGTACTCGGTAAGAGACCAAAGAATATCCTGACAAGCTGCACGATCCTCGTTGAGAGTCTGACTATAAGCCAAAGGTGTGCCATCGGCCCACTTGCTAATCGTCTGGAAGTCAATCTCATCCCCAACACATAGAACCTCATCAAACTTCTCACGTCTTGCCAACTTGATGACGTTCTTAACTGCCTGCTCATGATGATATGGGATTTGTAAATCTGATATTACTAGCCACCGCTTAATCGTCATCCTCATCGTCATAAGGATCAATAACAGGGATGATGCCATCTTTACCGGTGATCCAATCCGGTAATGTGCGTTGGTCTGTAAGTAACCAGAATGCACGCTCAGCTGTAAAGCCTGCAGCAATAGCAGCCTTATAGCATGAATGCAAGGCGATATAATGCTGATCTAATTTACTTAATGGCTCTGCCATCTTACGTATTCTACGTCTGACAGGTTTTTTGCGTTTGCGTGTGTTAGCCATAATTAAATCATCCCTTACTAATTAAAATAAACAGATCATCAACACGCTTTTCTAGCCTTGTTAATTGATCCTTCATGCTGTGGCCATTATTTATTTTAAGCTCGTATAGATAAGACCTAACTAAGAAACGCAAGCCGATCAGCACGGCGCTCAGCACGCTTACAACGCCAGCAAAAAAGCCAGCCCATTCGCCAGGTGTCATGCTTCATCTGCACCGATGCCGTAGGCACTGTCGGATTTGTCTAAAGCCCTAGCTGCTGGCCCTGCGAGTGCTGCAACAATTACAGACAGCGCGGGGTCTAAACCTAATTCATTACTGGCCAAGAATGTTAGTAGCGATACAAGCACACCTCTAAAGTATGATTTTAGTATTGCCTTCTGCTTCTTACTTATTTTCATATCTTGCCTCCGATTAGTGGTATGTCAAACGGTCTGCCGTCTGTATCTCCTGCTTTAGTAAAACTAATGTGTATGTGTGATGTGTGCGGGTTGCCCTTAAATCTGCGCCATTTGTAGTTTAAGAGTTTAGAAGCGATGTGGTGCGAGAAGATGACGTATGATAAACGTTTATCGGTTTTCGCACATTGTTTGATTTGGTCAGCCAAATAAGCTGCGATCCCTTCTGGCTCACCCAGGCGAGAATCAATATCAATGGCTCTGACCCACCCCTGCTCATCTGGATTATGATCTGATTTTCTGGTGGCATGGCGACTATCGCCCACCCACCCATCACTGGCAGTACGCCTACTTGGAAACCACGTATCAATTTGATCTCTTAACTGCACACCAGCTGCACATAGTTTAGGTTGCATTACAAACCTAGAGCAGTCAAATCCTCAACAGTTAAACCAAGTGCTGCGAGTTTTGCTTGCGCTGCTTCTTTAGCCGCCGCCTTTGCTTGAGTTTCGGCTTGCTTTGCTTTAGTAGCCTCGTTATCTGCCTTATATTGCTCAAATTCAACAGCGTTCATTTCTCGATCAATAATTTCATCTGTTTGTATGTTATGTATTCTGACCATTGGTTTGCTCATTTTATGATACTCCGTAAAGTAGGGCTGTTCCTGCATTAAAAACACCGCTGCTGCAAGAAATGACTAAAGATGAAATTGCTGTGTTTGCTCTGTATGTTGCAGCATAAGTTCCAGTATTTTGGTTCGGCACACCACTTGTAAAATGAATTTGCGCTTTAATTGATTTAAAAGAATCTGTTGCTGCATAATTGTAATAATCCAAAACGGCAATATTGCTTGTATTACCTGATCCCAAGCCATGATTGTAATTTAATTCAAAACTAGTGTCAGTTCCCGATCCTGCCACAAAAATAGGACTTGATGTTCCAACTTTTTCAGTTCCACTATAAGTAATTTTATTGGTATCGCTATTGCAATTTACTGCCAAAATCATTCCTGCGCTTGGGTTTATGTTTTTAAGTATTAACTGTAAATTTTTATAGCTCCCACTTATTGATGAAATTGTAGTGCTAGCACCCGAAAGAGTTGTTGTTGACAACAAAGTCATTCCACCACCACTAGCAGGTGCAGCCCACTTTAATCCAGTGGCTTCCGCACTATCGGCAGTTAAAACATGAGTGTTAGTGCCAACGGCTAATCTTGCATCACTTGTGCTAAAGGTATAAAGATCCCCTTTAGTAGTTAGTGGCGATACTGCGCCAGCTTGTATGTAATCGTAGAATATAGATGTACCTGTAGCTGTAAAATATAATATACCTGCATCATTTTGTGGCAATATTAAACTGCCTGCGGTCGCTACTGTTGCTGTACCTGCTGTAACTGTGCAAGCACCAGCGCCTAAGTTTTGTATAAACACTGTGTCACCTGCTGCAAATAATCCTGTGTTAACTGTAATTGTTGTAGCACCTGCCGCATTCATAGCAACAGTTGTACCTGCATCTGCAGCTACTAATACATAAGATGCGGTCTTAGCCGTAGCTGAGCCACCACCCATAGCAGTCTGTTGTAGCGATGTCATTTGTGCGGCAGTTAATACCTGCCCTGTCGTGAAGGTTTGCTTAGCGATGATATTCTCCTTTAGTAACTAAGCACATTATAGTCTAAAGTGCCGTAGATATTGTTATTTAGAATCAGCGCATCTATAACTGGCTCTAAGGTTGTGAAGAAAACCTTAAAGCTGTTAGGTGTTATCGTGTTAGATACGCCAAATATTTGTAGGGTGCGGTCAAGGGTCGAGCCGCCAGGCTGTGTAGTTACTACCTGTATTGGGTCAAAGAAATCAAGCTCTAAGGCTGCAAGTATGCCTGCGTTGTAGTTAGGCGTGTATAGGTCTAGCTCTATGCCATCGCATCGTACTTCTGTTTCGGCTCTACTAGCCACATAAGCCTGCGCATAATCTAGGGCCACTGCATCGCTCTGCATAAGTAGATCCTGCAGGTTGTAGCTGTGTATAAAATACTTATCTATGGAGTCTTGATTGATAGCCGTCTGTGGTGTGCCACCTGACATGCTGACCTGCGCTGAGTTAAATATAAGGGTATCGTCTAACTTCCAATTAGCATTGGCATAAGGTATGCCTGTGCCGTCATCGTTAAATGTAGTAACTGTGCCACCTATTGACCCAGCGGTCACTGCTCTATCTTGAAATACAAAGTCGCCATTGGTATCTACATAGAATGCGCCGTACTCAGAATCGCTGCAGGTCTGCAAGGCGTTAAGCGAAGTGCGTGCTGTGCCAGGATCAGCCTGTAAAGTAGTTAAACCTGCATCTATATCTCTAGCAGTAGATGGCCAGTCAATTTGATCTAGTATTTGATTGATGCGTGTACCAGATAAGTCGCCAGCCGTAGCACCGGTAACTGTGCTGATCTGTGCATTTTGCGCGAGTCTAAACGCATCTACAGCTTGTATGGTTGTATAGGCCACTTCTGTAGCATCTTTAGGCTGTGTATTAACGTATGAAGTAATAAAACCAGAGAATATGCTATAAGTGTTAGCGCCATAGGTTGCAGTAATCTGCACCTTTTTCATAGGTGTCAGCAAAGTGTAATAAGGCCCAGAAGTATTAGTTGGGTTAAAATCGCCATTCTGATCTACTATGCGTAAGGTCAGTGTGCCTGTTTGAAATTGATCTGCTAAAGCACTACGGCCTCTAGCACTCTGTATAAAATCTACCTGGTTAGATACGTCAACAATTACAGCTGTAGAATCTGCTAATACGTTTACGTCTAGTAAGCCAGTGTCCAATATAAGGCTCTGCGCAAAACTAGGTCCAGTCGAAAAATTTATTATTGCATTTATTGTAGGTACTGGCATTATTCAAGACCGCCAGCAGGCAGTAACTTGTTGCCGTATTTAAGATTGACTCTTACTGTCTCTGCAATAGCTTGCACTAATCTGTCAGCACTTGCGTTAGGTGCTATCTCTAAGGTGGCCTGTGTAGGTGTAGATGCAGCAGCGCCAGCAGCAGCCTGTCCACCTTGATTTGTCACACCTTGTGGCACTGTGTATGTAGTAGATCCTTCAAATGGTGCTATTTGATTACGGCCACGTGCAGTCATCTCACCTAAAGAATTAAACAGCGCTGGCATACCATTAGCCAAGAAAATTAAAGCGCCTGCAGCTGTAGTAGCAGAAGTAGCCAAAGCATTAGCGGCAGTTGCAGCGCCTAACTCAGCATTGTACTTCTTAGCCAGTGCCTCATTATTATCTAGTATTGCAAGCTGCGCCCTAATGCGTAGTTTAGTTTCTTCATCGGTTGCAGCGTTAAGTGCTGCGTTCAGGCCTATGCGCTCTAGGTCAAACTTGTCTTTNANTTTATCNACTTCGGTCTTTGCTTTTAGCTTTGCAATCTCTAACGCTCTTAACCTATCTAATTCTTTTTGCTGNCGTACTTCTGTTCTAAATACTTGTGCAGATATACGGCCTGCGCTGCGTTGCTTATTAAATGGTAGTTCTGCAGGTTGAGCATTCATTCTAGCCAATCGTGCCAAACTGCCAAATACGCTTATATCAAATAAAGCACCTGCTACTTGTTTTACTCCTGGAATCTTTTGTAGTTCTGCAATCAAAACACCTACGCCAGTAATAACGTCTGCAAGTGTTTTGCCTAAGTTTTCCATTTTGATTGCTGTATCTTCAATACTTGTGTCTTTACTCAATGCCTCTAAAGCACCTATTATGCCTTTACCTATTTCTTCTTTAACGTTTTCAGATGCGACTTTGAGTAGATCCATTTTGCCTGCGTATGTAGTCAATCTAGCGGATGCTTGACCTGAAAACTTGTCATTTAACTCGGCTAATATTGCATCCATGTCGCCAGCTTTAAGTGTGGCCTTACTTATACCTGCGCCTAATCTGCTAAGGCCTGCAGTATTGCCTGAAAATCCACGTGTTAATGCTGCGCTTACTTCGGTAAGTGATTTACCTGTGGCTGCACTTATATTTAACGCTACGCCTAGTGCTTCTTGGCTTTTAGTAATTGATCCAGTAACAGTCAATAATTGTTGGAATGCTGGGCGTAGTTGATCGTCTAGTACGCCTGTAGTTTTCTGCAGGTTGGCTATAAAGTATTCTACAGATGGTGCGCTAAATGCAAAACCTGTGTTTTTTAATTGCAGCTCTAATGATTTGGCAGCCTTTTCATCGGCTGCAAACGCCTTTACCGCATTCTTACTGTAGTTAAGTAATGCAGTCGCACTAAAAACTGCGGCAAAGGTTTTACCTAAAGATCTAAGACTCTTATCAAATGATGATATATCCTTCTTGCCTTTAACTAATGCTTTACCATTCCAAGTGGCTAATGCCGATGCTACTAATGGTGGTAACTTAGCCATTATACAACCTTCTTTAATTGACCTGCATTAAATTTATTGGCTACTTTAGTAATAGCATCTATGACTGCGCCATATACTTTGCCTTGATCTTCATACCATGCACGATATATTGCTCGGCCACGATACATACCAGAACCCTTTAATTGACTTAGATTTTCTGCTGCTTGATTAAATTGAATACCAGCATTTGGATTTAATGACTCACCTCGTTGACCTCGTTGTTTACGCCCTGCAGTTTCAAAGATTGCGCCAGATGCAGATTTATTGGCAATAAAGTTAATCATAGAAAAACCATTTTTATTTGCTTTACTTGCACCTTTAGAATAATAAATACCATTACGTGCTATATCTTGATTGTAAAATGGGAAGGCTCTATATTTCTGTTCTTCTGTAACGTTTACTTTATTCCATCCCGATAGAACTTCGTCATTTCCTGGCATGTAAGTTTTAGCTTTATCCCTTATCGGGATCATTACTGCTTTGATCTCTGCCTGCATTTGTTTGTTCAAATTAGTATCTACAGCATCCATAGCCGCTATGAGTTCCTTAACGCCTGTTACGTTTACTGGCATTCTTGATCTCCTTAGCTCTATCTGTCAATACTTGGATGATAGCCCGATACATCTGCGTATCCATGTCTCTAAACTCGCTAGGCGGTATTCCAGTTTCTACAGCTAATTGAGCAATACTGTAGAAAATAGAATCACGCCCGACTATTTTTTTTCTTCGTCAAGTACCTCTACTGTGTCTAAGCTGTCTATAAACTCAACTCCAAATAAAGGTACTGTAACGTTAGCCCTACGTAAGCACTCCCATGCAAGCCAGTAAATCTCGGTCTGCCGTTCATGCTCCCGTAGGACTTTGCTAATACCAGCGTGATGGCGTAATTCAAATGCGTACTCGACACCTGGCGTAATCTTGTGTTCAGATACTTCGCCATTAGCCCTTGTTATCTTTAGCTTTGCCATTATTACTCCTTAGACTGTTACGTCAACTACTATAGGGCTTTGGCAGGTAAATGTAATTGACTGTGTGCTGATGTCGCCTACTGCGCCATTTACATCCTGTGTGTTATTTACGAGCACTGTAGTTTGAAACTCTGGGTTAGTTGCGCTAATTGCAGCACTTGTCTGCTTAATTGTGAGTGGCACTGTTGTACCCCATGCTGCCTGCAGTGTTGCGTTTACGTTGCTTGCTGCTGTGTCATTTAAGAAGTCAATAGTAATTGTGCTGGCTTCTAAACCCTTTGCAAACTTATGTGCGGTATCGCCCATAGCTGTTACTTCTAATTCATCAAATGAACGGTTAATTGTTACGGCTGTTACGTGGTTGCTTAGATCCACGCTGTTCAGAGTAACAACAACGCCATTGCTTAAATAGATTGCCATTATTCGTTGTCCTCATCTTTTCTAGCCGCTGGTTTTTTAACCGCTGCTGGCTTGTCGGTAATCTGGCCTATCTTGACCAGAAAGTCATGTTCCTCATCTGTAAATCCTTTGTATGCCATTTTAACTCCAACTCGTTAGGGTGTTTACTGTAATCTCACTAACCAATAGATCACCGCTGGCAGCGGCAATTATACTAGGTGCTGAGATGGCAGATATATTTATTACTAAACTTGATGCTGCTAATTTTGTTACTACTGCCAATATGTAATCTTCCATGCCTGCTAGATTGCCTTGATTATCTAATGCTGGCTTAGTCATTAGAATCTTAAAGTTTGCCATAGGGCTAATAGTTATGTAATCGTTATTGCTTGGCGTTAGGTAAGGATCGCTAGGTGTAACTACTACGCTGTTTGCTAACAATGTTGCCGGTGGGAATGCAAAAACTGACCACACGCCTGCATTAGTTAAGTCTGTTGCAAGTGTGCTGCGTAAGGTCGTGATTGCAGCTGGCATTAGCCGACCAGTGAGTTAGGGCTGCTATACGGCTGGATGAGACCACGTACTCTGTTAATCAGCTGATAACCCATCCGATAAGGGCTGGCAGTGATCCCATCCATACCTACCCCACCAGTTTGGCTAACCTGTCTGGCTTGCCATATATCTACAGCTACGATCATCGCAGCTTCTCTTATAGCAGGGGTCGCAGTGTAAGCCTGTGCTTTATGTTCTGGGCCTAATGCCCTGCCGTATGGTTTAATAAAATGGAATGGATCATCTGATGCTGTTTTTGCGTATTGAATAATAGAATAACCTGTAGGATAATTGCTAAATTGTAATTGTGTAAATAATGCTGTGCCTATTGTTGCTGGCACTGTTGAGCCAGGGAATGCGCCAGTTAATGTGTATGTGCCATTGTATGTGCTACCACAATTAGACACTGTAATGCTTTGACCTACTACAAATATGCCAGGGTTTGCTAGCACTAAAGATGCAGTGTTATTGCTTATAGATGATCCGATTACTGGTGCATCGTTATGCCACAAATAACCTTGTATTAAATCCTCTGCCGATTGGCAGCATTCTTCTACTGTTGCATCGGTGTACAAAGTGCCTATACCTAAATTACTGCGTAACTCTGCCATTGTTACCATCGCAGCGGCCATGTGTACTCCTTATCTAAAAAAGCTCCCCCAGGGCTAGGGCTACTAAACCCCAGGGGATTATTACAGGCCTAACTTATTAGGTTAGGTTAAAGCGTCTTACTCCACCAGCTACTAATACCTTAGTTGCTAGGTAGCCGTAAATCATTGTTTCAATTTCACCAGATGTAACTACGTTAGTGCTTAGTCGTAGAATTGGTGATTCGTAAACAATTACTGATGATGGCACTACAATAAATGCCGATTCATCAATAGTTGTGGATACTGCATTTGGATCTACATATAAATTCAATCCAAGCACGTTACCACGTAGTGATGTTGGTACAGAAGATCCTGCATTGTTCATTGGGTTAGCAGCATTGTAAATTGGGCGACCTGTTGAATCTGTTGCGCCTAATAGTAATGACCACTGTGATGTACCAGCGATGTAAGCACTTGCTAACTCACCTGTTGCTAGATATGCAGCTGGTGCTTCTGTTGATACGTATGAAATAATACCAGCAGATGTAGCTGCTACGGCGGTAGCTTGTGTACCAGATGCTGTTAATTCTGCAATTACAGCTGCGTCTGTTGCCTTGTTGTATGCACGTGTCATGTTTTCTAACATGGCTTGGAAGAATGCTGGAGATGAACGCTCTAATAACTCTATTGAGTAGCGTTGCATGCCTGCAAACTTATTAACAGTTGCATTTACGTATGCAGAAACAATACCTGTCTCAGATGGTGCAGCACCTTCATTAGTGTCTGCAACAGTTCCAGAAGTTGTAATTTTTGGATGTGAGATAGTCATACCTGATGCTGGAATTGCACGTACACCTATTGCATCAATAGCTGGTCGTGATCCAATCAGTGTATCAATTACTGTAGGTGAGAAGATAGTTGGAGAAAATGCAGGGTTGGTTGAGAAGTCATCATCTGCAGCTGTAAGCATCTTTGATGCTTTTGCTTCTGCTTGTAATACCCACTCATTAGAATCTTGATTACCTAACTTTGCTTTAATTGAATGCTCTAAGTACTGAGCTTGTGTTTTAATTGGTGAGCGTGGCTCTGTGTAAAAGGATGCACTAATCGTAGGGCGTGCGGCTTCTACTGGAGTTGTCTCGACCACTGGTGTTGCTGTTGGCTCGGTGGTGTTGTCCACTTGTGCCTCGCTTTCCGTAGTTGGTTGATTTGTTGCATCCGCTTCGCCTTCGCTAGCGGCAACTTTAGTTACTTGTGCTTCTGTAAATGCTGGAGACTCAACAAGGCTTACTTCTTTTAATTGCGCCTTAGTTACGTAAATATAATCTTTTTTCTGTTGTGACTTAATTACCTCTACACCGACAGACATACCTGAAATTAAATCTTCTGCAGCTAGCACTAACGCATCTGAGCCTTGCATACTTGCGCTAATCTTAAAGCTAGCGTAAATACCATCTTCTGCTTTGTTAAACTTCTGCATGCGGCCTATTGGCTTATCTGCTTTGTGTTGCATAAGCATCTTAATTTTGCCAGGGTCGCCAATATCTATAGAATCTTTAGCAAACATAACAGGGCCAGCACTTGTGTTGCCTACACTTTCGTATGGCACAATTTTGCCAGCAATTATTCTGCGCTCTGTATCTGCGCTCTCTACAGCACTACTAAATGTAAGAATCAATTTGAATCCGCCCATGTTAGGACTTCACACGTAAATGATGGTGTAGTACCAGCGATTGTGGCAACTACTCTTAATTGATCGGTGAATGCTGTGGTCAATCTAATTACTTCTCGTGTAACACCTGTTGCTTGTGCAAACGTAGCAATAGTATTGTAGTTAGTGCCATCAACTGTGTCTTGTACTACCACGTCTAATGTAGGTGATGTGCCGCTAGCTGCGGTAACGTTTAATTGCATTACTAATAATCTTGCGGCAGATAGGCCTTTGACGGCTGTGCCAGTAACTGTTGCAGTACGAACAGCAGACGCTAAAAGCGTTACTGTGCTAGCAGGTATATTAGCTTGTTGTATATCACTCATGCGTTTTCTCCTTTAGTGCTGCTTATGTACTCAGCGTTTCCATTCTCATTACCCTCTGGGGTCATGTTTTCCATTTCTTTGGCTTCCTCTACGGTAATTAAACCTAGAGATAACATTTTTTCTAACGCTTCTAATCGCTTCATTGTGTCTGCACGTAGGAATGATTCCTCAATAGCAAAACGCACTGTGTGGCCACGAGCTGTAATATCATCCATGCTAAGTCTGTCCTCTATAGCACAAATGTATGGTTGTAGGGAATAGGCTACAAACTCTTTACGGCCATCAATTATATTCTGGTAAGTCATGCTGTTATTCATATCTGCACTTATGTAATATGCAGGTACATTCATGGCACGTGCAATCTGTGTGGCTAAATACTGTTGCGCATCGTTATACATCATATCTTTAGGACTAAATCCAACTGGCTCATAAGACAGTGTGCTAGTCAAGTATGCAGTGCTTCTATTTTGACGTGCAGACTTCCATGCAGCTAGTAATCCTTGTACTTGCGACTCTGGCATATCTGCGCCAGTGTTTTTTAAGAATCCTGTAGCCATCGGTGTTGCAGCAGATATAGCTGCAGCTTTTTCTAAATCTAATGCGGCTTGTATTGTGCGACCTGCGGTTTGTAATACGCCTTGTGTTAGACCCTGAAATGTAACAAGTGATCCCACACCGACCATAGGTACTTTTTCTTGGTCGATCATGTAATACAAAATCTCTGTACCACGTGCATTAGTTTGTGCAGTTACTCTAGTGTTTGCTACCCACTCAAATCTTGCAGGGCGCATATCATCTGCATACAATTCTGTAATACGCCAGAATGCTTGGCCGTAGAAGATAAGTGAATCAACAGTAGCGCTAATTGTGACGGATCGTGGCTGTCTAATATCTGGCTGCTCTACCCATAATGGCGATGCTAATTCTTGGCCTGTAGATTTCTTGTAAAGTTTTAATGGTAAATATCCGACAACACCTTTGATTAAATTAGCGCATCTATTTACAGCTGGTACTTGTACAGCTAATGCACGATCTATAGGGCCATAGCCAAATGGTGTGCCTATGCTGTTAAATCCATAAGAATCTAACATAACGGCAGGGGCGTATTGTGCTTCAACGGTTTTATTAGTTTTAGTTATACCCAAAGCAGACAATAGACCCATATCACCATAATATACCACGAAACAGACAAATGGTACTAATTATACAAATATAGCAGCGGTGCGTTGCGGTTTAGTTAGTTCGCTACAAACCATAGCCAGGGATATTGCAGCTGTAACATCACCAGCTGATTTTCTGCGGATGATTCGCCAACCTGCATCGTTAGTCTTGGCAGCACAATTATTTAGATGCTGTACTAGCTCTGCCTGACCAGAATGCACAAGTCTGTTATTAGCCATAGCATCTGATAGGTCGCTGCATGCTTGGTAGAAGGCTTGGCCGCTAACATCCTGCATCTTCCATCCGCTTTGCTCTAACCGGGTACTAAGTGTCTGCGTTGCGTACTTGTCAAAGCAGATAATAGTCGGATGGTATTTTCTAGCCCACTCATTTATGTCACTTGCCATCTTAATCTCATCAATAGCCACATCACTAGACCATAGCTGTGCTAGACCTACTGCTATTTTGCCCTCTTTCACTTGACCCATAACTAATGCACCGGATCTGCGTGTAGGTGCTATGTCAAATGCCATGATGGTCTGTGGCCCTACAGGTATCTCTAAGGTACTGTCACTGCAAGCCTCTATACTGCCATAGACCCAGGGGCTTACTGCGCTATCTATCCACTGGCATAACATCTCTGTACGTGTGGCTTCTATGCTGTTTGTGTTTACAGATTCTTCTAGTGTCTGCTCTGTGATGAGATGGCCTAGTGCGGGGTTTGCCATAGCCCATGCTTTACGATCTGTAATCTTGCAGTGCTGTGGTGCGCTGTACTCGTAGTAACCCATATTCTCTGGTGGATAAGACTTGCAGCGCTCTACTAGCTCATTAAGTACGCTACTAAATCCATCACCTGCGTTACTTGTAATAAATGTCATGGCGTTAGGTCTTGCACGTGTTACCGGTAATGCAGCTGTAAACGCTTCGGGTGTCCATTCACGTAGCTCATCTAGATATAGAAAGTCTGCAGTCTTGCCACGTGGTGCATCTCGTGTAGCTGCTGCTATCTCATAGCGAGCGCCATTCTTTAAGCTAATAGATTCCTGCCCGTTAGCAAGTCGTATCTGTCTTACCTGTTTTTTTAATACTTCGTTATCTTCTATTGTGTATGCAACCTGCCTAAATGTATCTAATGCCATATTGCGGTTAGATGACATGCCTAATACGTTTTTGCTATCCCATAGAAACAAATGCGCCAGGATTAACATGCGTGCGAGGTGTGTCTTACCATTCTGACGTGCGACCAGGCATAATGCTGTTTTTTTACGCCAATTATCTGCGTCATCTACAGCTAGTAA